GAAGAATACGGATGACAATAGTACACCTTCGTCCGCTTATCTCCGGTGATGCAGGACTGTTCCAGCTGGTCGGCCAATGCAAACTCACTGCCGTTGTCAACTGTGATGCTCTTATAGATAATGCCAAACTTCTCTGCACCTAACTTCCGTTCCAGTGCATTGATTGCCCGCACGGTCGTCTCTGCGCGGCGATCTGGCACCACTATAATATTTTCGTTCCGGGTCTTGCGCTCAGTCAGCACCAGCAGCGCAACCGTGCTTTTCTTCTTGCCAGAATACACCGTGTCCATTTCCCAGTGCCCAAATTCTTCACGGTCTTTTACTTCCGCCGGGCGTTTTTCGATACTCTCACCAGCCGGCGCACGGGCAGGATTCTTTGTTTTGACCTTTTTATAGTCGCCCTTATGCACGCCATGTCTGGGCAGAGCCTTTTGTGTCAGATTCAGGAACACACCCTTTTTGATGTAGCTATATATGGTAGGCACCGATATATGCGTTTTGAATGTCCGTCCTTCTTCCATGGCATAACCATACACCGCAGCCGGTGAGCAGTCCTTATCTATAATGGTCTGTTCGATATAGCTTGCAAGCTCATGATCCTTGCCGATTTTAAGGTTTGGCCCCTTTTCCCGAAGATGTGCCTGATACCTTTGCTCTGCAATGTCCGGGCTGTATGTAGGAATCAGCTTCCACGTCTTACCGTCCAGCTTGTCATAACTGCCGCGCTTCAATTCCCGGTACACCGTGGACGGGTCCACCCGCAGCCTGTCTGCGATTTCCTTTACTCTCAGCCCATCTTTCAACCACTTTTCGATACGGATTCGGTCTGTAAGCGTAAGCTGTTTGAACACTCGCACGCCGTTTTCCTCCTTCCGACTATGGCGTTTATTTTCGTTTTAAGCGTAAATTATACGGTGTACCGTTGTCAATTCGCAAACTTTCCACACTTTGCACATTTCCTTTGTGCAAAACTCCCAGACAAACAAAAAATGCCCCGCCAGCAATCCATCAGGATGCCAGCGGGGCATTGCTTTACTTAGTGGAGATACCTTGCCAATTCAGATGCAACAAAGCCTGCGATCACTGCCGCAATGACTGCCCACCAGAGTTTGTTTCCAAATACTCCGGGGGCTTTTTCCAGCGCGGTCAAGCGGTCGTCCTGCTTCTTGTTCTGTGCCGTCACAACTTCAAGGCTCCGGTTTGTGGTTTCGAGTTGCTGGATGGTCAACTTGATATTGGTGTTCATGCCGTTTACTGCATCGGTCAGCTTCCCCAGCTCGTCCAGCCGGTGGGTGTTGCTCTGTGCACGGTTTTCGACCGCTGTCAGGCGATGTTCCAGTTCCTCGTCAGTCATTACGCTTGTTCTCCCCCACGTTACCGAAATGGGCCACAGTAGTGGTTTCTGCGGATTTCTTTGCCATGTAATCTTCGAGCTTCTTCTTGGTAAAGTCGAACACAAGCTGCACGATCCAATCCAGCGTCCGCTCATTGATTGCCCAGTCCAGCCAGTCCGGGGTGTACCCACGCAGTACGGCAATGACATGGGCTTTCTTTTCTGCGCCCGCGCCACTGCCGAACTTTTCCTCTGCGTTGACGATCCACTTGTACACAGTCTTTGCGACCACAAGGCCGTAGCCCAGACGTACCGCCGCCAGCGCCGTGACCACAAGGCCGACCACCATGAAGATGCAGGCCAGCCATTCAGGGAATGCCATCAGAAAAACTTTCAGAATGTTCTCCATTTTGTTTTCCTCCTACTCTTAACCCACCCAACGGCTCTTTACCGCACGGGTGTCGATGTGTACCCAGCCAGCAGGACGACCAGTTTTTACCGGGTAACGTCCGATGCCGCCGGTGTTTTTCAGCAGCGTTTCGGCGTAGGTCGAGAGCGTTTCCACGTCCACGCCCTGAATCCGAATATCTGCCGCCATACCGTAGCAATGCTGACTGTACGTTGCGCCCTTGACCGCCTTGTTATGGGCGGCAGTGCGATATGCGCTGGTGATCGTAACAGCCTTTCCAAAGTGATTCCGGATGTTCTGCAACAGTTTCACCAACACATCATCAATAAAGATGGGGTCAGTCCCATCCTTGCAGCGAAACTCTTTCACGGCAAAGTTTGCGGACAGTTTCTTGTTACCATCCTTTGCCAGTGAATAGGCTTTAATCGCCATTGTCGTTTTCTCCTTTCTGGCTCAATACCATTTTGCAGCCGCTCGACCCGCACTCAGCCACCAACACACCGAACTCGGCCCGTTCGGTGGTGGTGTTCTCGCCCTTGGCTTCCAGCCTGTCCAGCAGGCTTTCGCACAGATCGGGCCAGCTTTTATGCTGCATAGTCTTCGCCCGTGATGTTCTTGTAGTCCTCGGCGGTGATCTCGCCCTTGTTTACGCGCTCGGCCAGAACTTTCTTCACGCCAACGCGGCGGGATGCGGGCATCTCTGCCCAAGTCTTAGTGCCTGCAATCAGGCGGTTTGCCCAGATAATGTTCATGGTGATACCTCCTTATTCCTTGTTCAGCGCTGCGTCCAGCTCACACAGCGCGGTTTCGATGTCGGTCAAGCGCTTCTCGTTGGCCGCGTCCTGTTCGCATAGGGCATCTTCCATTTCAGCCACACGGTCGGGCAACTGTTCGTGCTCCTGCTGCTTCTTGGCTGCGGCTTCCTTCTCCTGCCGGGTGGGCAGATTGTCCTTTTTCCACTGAATCATGGTGACTGTCCTCCTTACTGGAATGCGCCGGAGACGGCTTCGATGTAGCCGCCCTCGCCGGATTCGCCGCGCTCCACGCTGACGCGGAAGTTAAACGCCGCGCCGTTGGCGGCAGTGCTGTTGGTGAACACGATATTCACGCCCTTCTGGACTTCAGTCGTGGCATCCTGCCAGACCGGGGAGCTGTCGAGTGCGTTGTTGGTCACTTCGGCTTTGAACTTCGCATCATCGGGGATGGAGCCGGTCACCTGAAGCACGGCAACGGTAATGTCGCCCTCAACGGCCAACGGTTCAGCCAGCGTCACGCTTGCGGCGTGGACGGCCTTGGTAAAGGTCGCGGACGTGCTGACGGTTTCCTTGCCGTCGCTCACCTCAACGGTGATGGTGTGGTTGCCGTTCAGGATTTTCTGGAATCCGGCAGCGCTGGCCGTCTGCTCAAAGGTCAGGGCCGTGCCGCTGGCAACGCCGGTGCGGGTCTTGGTGGTCTTGCCGTCCAGCTTTTCGGTGACGGTCAAGGTGTCGCCGTCGGCATCCCTGACGGTGTACTTCCACGCAAAGGCCGCGTTCTTCCGCCCCAGAGCTGCGCCGTCCGTGCTGACGGTAGGTGCAGTGTTGACACTGACCGTGCCATCGTCAGAGACCACGAGTGTAGAGGGAAGAATGAAAGCGGGGCGAACACCATAGGAGTAGTTGCACCAGTCGCTGTTGTAGGAGCCATCGGCGTAGACGTCCCAGACGCCGTTGCTATTGCCGGTGTACGGAGAGCGCAGCCACCAAATGGCAGCGGAGCTGCCATTGTATGCAATACGCTTGCTGTTACCGCTGGAGCTGTTGCCAAAGTATGCCAGCCTCACACCGTCCTTCGGGAAATAGCCGTTGTCGCTGGTCGTCCAACCAACCTCATAACCAGACAGCAGGAACACTTTGGTGCTCAGGCCGTTGGAGCCGGTGGCAAGGCTGCCGCCGGAACCAGTGCCGTTCTGGTACGGGATTTTCACCTGCTTAATAGCCGCCCGGATGTTGCTGTCGATGAGGTTGTAGAACGTTCCGTTCAGGTATGTGTGGATGCTGGAATCCTTGTAGGAGTTATTGTTGCCGAACGTGGACGTGGTGTAGATGTCCTTCATCAGCAGCCACGTTCCATTGCAACTCGAATCATAGGTGCTGGTGTTCGGGTTGCCCTGCTGCACAACAATAAAATCTTTGGACGCGCCGTTGACTTTGATTTTGACAATGCTGCCAACGGCTTTCGTGCCCAGTTTTACGTTTGCCATTGTTACCTCCTTGTTTTCGTTCAGGCCCACGGCATGATCTCCGCAGGCCGCGTGTTCTGCGATACAGAGAGGGACAGGGCTTTGTGCTGCTTCTTGTAGATGCAGCGGCATTGCCTCGCCCGCCGTCTGTCACGCGCGAGTTTGTTCGAGTTGATTTTTCGATGGATAGGGATTTTACAGTCAAGCAATTTTTCGAGCCGGTCAGCGTACTTGCGGCGTAAAGAGTAAGTATCACCATGGGCGGCATGGGCATCCCACGCATCAAAGCTCCGCAGGATTTCCTGCTTGGTCACTTCGCCTGCGGGGTATGCCGTCTCCCAATATCTGATCTTGTTCTTCATCCGCTTGGAGCTATCCCGGCGCAGCTTTTGGATAACCGCGCCGGTGTCGGTCAGGTAGCTATGGAATCCCAGAAAATCAATACCGTTCCGCAGCGGGAAAATGGCGGTTTTCTGGTTCAGCTCAAGGCCGTAACTGTCCATAAGCGCCCGCACATCCCGGAGAATGCACTGCAATTTCCGCTTGTCCGAACAGATGATATAGAAATCGTCCATGTATCGGCCATAGTATTTGATGCGGTACTTCTCTTTGATGATGTGGTCAAACTCATCCAAAAACATCAGCGCAAAGAGCTGGCTCGTCTGGTAGCCCAGCGGCAAGCCGTCCTCCATCACGTCGATGTAGATGCAAAGCAGCTCATAGACGCGCGGGTCAACGCCGCGCTTGTCCAGCACGGCCTTGAGCTTGCGTTTTAACTTCCGGTGGTCGATGCTGGCAAAGAAATGCCGCACATCGCCTTTCAGCACCCAGCCGTCCGCGCCGTGGCCCTCACGGCGGTAATAGTCCACCATGTGAGTTTTCAGGCGCATCAGGCCGTCGTCTGTGCCTTTGCCGGTCTGGCTGGCGTGGCTGTCCCGGATAAAGCTCCTTGTCAGGGCATCATACAGGATGTTATCGACCAGAGCGTGCAGCACCACCTTGTCCACAAATGCGGGGGCGTGTACCATGCGGCGCTTCGGCTCGTAGACGGCAAAGACCTCAAACTTACTTGGCACATAGCGTATCTGCTGCCGAATGCTCCCGTCTGGCTGCCGCACATTGCAGACAGCCAGCTTACGGGAGAGCTTTTCCGTGCAGGCCAGCGCCTGCGCCTCGTACTCGATTGTTTTGCTTTTACTGCGCTTTCCCTTCCGGGCTTCAAGGTAGGCTTTGTAAAGTACCTCAAAGCTGCACAGTTCTTCGTATGTCAAAATGACCCTCCGCTGGTTCGCGTTACGGTAGTGGGCTGCATCCGGCAGGGATGGCCCACCTCAGCGGGATGTATTTATCACTTGCCTGCATCGGCAAGCGACAGGATGCGGTTTCCTTTGATGGGCGCACTGCTTTCAGCTTATGCCTACTCGTCACACGGTTCCATCAGAGCGGGGCGAACACCATAGGAGTTGTTGTACCAGTTGTTGTTGTTGGAGCCATCGGTGTTGACGTTCCAGACGTTGTTGTTATTGTTGGTGTTCGGAGAGCGCAGCCACCAAATGGCAGCGTCAGACAAACAAACCGCACCCTTTATGCAAAGCGGTTGCCCGCTGTGCGTTTACGGTTCCGGGTAAAGGACGGCTTTCAGGGCGGCAGCCTGTTCGGTCAGCCGTTTCCGTTCCGCTTCTGCCCGGAGTTTTTCGGCACGTCCGCGTTCCGACGTGAGCCACTTCATCGCCGGGTATTTTACGTCCGTGACCTTCTTTGTCCAGATACCGGCTTTCTTCGCACTGATGATACCTTCCTCCGTGCAGATGGTCAGGTATTCCAGCAGCAGAGAGCAGCCGTCCACAACTGCGCCGATCTTCTCAACGCGCTTGTCGTAGTCGGTTTGGAAATTGACGTTGTTCGCCGCGTGTGCATCCAGCAGGATTTGCCGGGCAGTCAGCCGGATGCCCTCACCGTACAGACGGAAAGTGCTTTTGGAAAAGCCCTCCCTGTCCCGTGTGTCGAGTGCATGGACGGCAGTGCCGCACACCTTCTGGATGTCGCGCACATCTTCGAGCGCCGCGACTTTCTGGATGATCTTCCGGGCATCGCTCCGGCTGATGTCGTCGGTGACAATGCGGGTTGCCCTCTGAGTGTAGCGCAACAGCTCCCGCGCATTCGCGCCGACCTTGAATGTTTCAGCCATCAGAACTCCACCCTCGCCTGTTCTGCGTTCCACACGCCGGTGACGGTCAGACCGTCCAGACTGCCGAACGTGGCAGAAAACGGGTTTTTCGTGACGTTCGTGCCGAACTTCAGCTCAATGGCCTTGATGCTGGCGTTCATAGCTGCCACACTGGCACGGATGTCGCTGTGGGCATTCTCCGCACCGTTGTGAGCGTCCACGGCTGCGCTGATGCGCTGGTCGGTCTCGGCCTTTTTGTAGCCGTCCACTTCCCACCGCTGGCTCTCGGTCAGGTGGCCGTCTGCATCCAGCGTGGCAATGCCGCCCGGAATGCCGATCTTGTCAGTGCGGACAACATCTTCATCCGGCGCCTTGCCGGGGCCTGCGTTAAAAGAACCGTATGCCATTTAGGTTCCCCCTTCCTGTGCAGCCGTGTATTTCACGGTGCTTGTAATGTGATACTGTGCAGAAATTTTCTCGGTCGGAGCTTTGGCGGCCCTCAGCCGCAGCTTTCCTTCGAGGCTTTCGGTCGCAATAAAGCCCACCGCACCCGCCACATCGTAAAATTCCGGCAGTACCGTAACATCCACAATGTCGGTAGCCAACAGGCCCGCAATGGGGATGTCACAATAAAAATAGCCGGGGGAGGAATCATCCTCGCCCCAGCCATCGACCGGAATCGTAAAAGACACCGCAGCCGTGACATCCTGCTTTTCGTGCAGGATGTCATCGGTTTCCTCGAATCCGTTTGCCGTTGCTTCGGAAAGGTCTCCGAGTGCGGTGTTGCACTGCTTGATGTGGCTGCAAAGCGCGGCAAGCCCTGTGCCCAAAAGCGTTTTGACCTTCGCTTTTGCCATAGAGCTTACCTCCTCATGTCTTAGTCAGCGTCAGCCAGCAGAGCGGCGATCTCCTCTGCGGAGAAGTCCTCCACGTCCTCGTCGTGCAGAACATTCTCCGGCTCGGTGTACACGACGACTTCCTTGCCGTCGATGTTCACATTGCCGTTGGTGGAGCTGGCGGCAGTCTTGGTTGCGCCCTCAGAGACACCGGCCAGCTTTTCGCCCTCGGCATCGGGGCGCTTGCCAGCCTCGGCGGCCACAAAGTCGGCAGGCTTCTTGCCGCTGTCGGTCAGGTTGCCCTCGCCGTCCAGCGCAGCGAGGTTGCCGGTGGTAGCACCAGTGACCTTATCGGCCTTGCCGGAAATGTCCACTTCCTCAGGGGTGGGAACATACAGACCGTCGTCCTTCAGGGTCAGAGCGTTGCCCGCAGCAGCGGAAACATTGACCTTGACATCCACCTCATAGCCAGCGATGGTAACGGTGGTGGAAGCATCCTTGCCGACGGCCTTAGCCTTGTAGGTATCCACCAGCGCAGCCATGCTCAGGAAAGAGTAGGTGCAGGAGTCAGGATTCTCGCCCTTGACGGCCAGCACCATGACGGGCTTGCCGTCCAGCTTGGGGTCGGTAGCGCCGGGGTAGGTCGCAGCATCGAACTTGAACTTGGCCACGAAGGTGGTCTTGGTCTGGTCGAGGAACAGCTCAGAGGGGAAGTCAACGGAGAAAGCAGCAGTGCCGCTCTTGTCGGTAGAGGTGTAGAAGTTCACGGTGTTGCCGTCAACGCCAAGAGACTTGATAGCAGCGTTGGCTGCGGCCTGCACAGGGGTAAAGGCGTCCTTCTTGACGAAAGTCTTCTTGATCTCAGCGGTCAGGTTGCGGATGGTGGTCTTGGTAGAAATCTGCTTAGACATAATAGTGTCCTCCTAAAAATTATTTCAGCATATCAACGATTTCCTGCTGCGTTTCTTCCTCGTCGAGCAGGTCTTCACTCGTCATAACGGTTTCTTTGCGGACGGTCAGCGCGTTTGCGCTGTCGAAGTCAAGACCTTCGCCGATGCGGACGGCAATAGCGCCGCTTGCGTCGCGCTTCAAGCCCTGACCGATGCTTACGCTACCGGTTTCACCCGAACCACCTCCTTTCCCGAACAGGGTTACGGTCGCCTGAATATCTGCTTCCGGGATGCGCTGAGCGAAAAATCTGATGAAACCATCATGCGTTTCGCACCCGTTCAGGACGCCCGCTTTGGTCGTAGTATAGAAGCTGCCGGGAGATACAACGCCAACGGGTACAAGCTCGCTGGTGCTGTCCGACAGTTCTGCATCATAAATGCACTGGTAGTAATCCATACCGCCAGCGTTTTCGTAATCATCCTCGCTGCGGGCGGGCTTCCACTCGTCAGCTGCAAGGGTGAGTTTGTAGGAGCCATAGTAGCCGCCGCCTGTGCCGCCGTCCACCTGCTCCTTGATAAGAGCCTTTACCTGTTCTTCGTTCAGGATTTCCCCGGATTCAGACAGGTTCTTCACGGCTGCGCTGACCGCTGCCGTGATAGTCGCCGCATGGGCACTGGCGTCGGCGTTGTGCTTCTCGATCTCGGCCTTGACCAGCTTTGCGAGAGCCTGCATCTGCGGGTCAACGGTAATGCTGATATTGGCCTTGTTCGACACAGCAAGCAGCGCCGACAGCTCAATCTCAAAATCGCCGTTCACTTTCGTGGACGGGACCTCCACTCCGCGTGCATCCTGCATAATAAACAGGAGTGTTTCTGCATCGTCGTTCAGCCTGCCGTAAACGCCCACCTGATGCATGATGTACGTTTCATCCGCACCGGTGATCTGGATTTTTACCCGCCGAGCCGTCTCACCGCCGCTTTCAACGGTTTCGATGTCCAGCAATTTCAGGTCATGTGTTTCGCCGCTTACCCCGGTTTCCCCCGAGAGGTCTGCGTCAGCCGTACCGGTGCCGCTCACAGCGCGGGTGATTACCAGCGCACCACCGGAGAGAGATTCCGACAGCAGGGCGGCACCGGCGGCGGTGTAGCTAGATTTTTCCCAACTCACGTTGTCTGTCCTCCAATAACAATGTTTATCGCCGTGTGCGACCGTTCAACGGTGCCCGCCGTAAAGGCTCGTGCTTTCACTGCCTTTGCTTCAACGGCACCGGGCAGCGCCACGGCAACCTGCATTTTCGATCTTCCGACCGCACCGGCAACATACGCCTTTGCGCCGATTTCCCGCGGCTTGATCCTACCGGGGACCTTTACGGTGCAGGATGTCGCCATGCCGCTGGGTGCTGCGGCGATGTAGGCAGGCGACCGTTCATGCGGTTCGACGATGTAGATGATGTGTTCAAGGTGAGCGGTACAGCGCCGGGCATAACCAAGGCGCTTTTCAATTTCTTCCGGTGTGTAGTAAATGACACCATCATCGGTAATGTCTACGTTCATTCGCCAGTAGCCCGGCCTTCCTCCGTAGTCATACCATTCACTTATCTTCACATTCGGATAAATCGAGGACAGCGCCTTTTGGACTGCCCACTCCGTTCCGCAGTACCGACGGACTTCCAGCGCAGTTTTGATGATCCTGCGCTTTGTTTCAATCGGATAGCTGGTGTCGTACCAGTCAACGCGGAACTGAACCGCAAGAATATCCAGAACCGCCTCATCTGCACGGTCAATATCCGTGTAGATTTTCAAGCGTTCGGCAGCTTCCAGTTCCTTCTTGCGCCGCTCCCTGAAAACTGCATCAAGGATCTGTACCCATGGCTCTTTGGCAACATCAGGCGGTAGCCCTTCGACTAGGCCGACTTCGTGGAGTTCAATCATCTTCGATTCCTCCGTATGTCACCTTGCAGCTTCGGAGCTTTGCCACCTGAATTTCGGAGACGGTTGTTTCGACCGGTGTCAACAGACGTGGGCGTTTCGCACCAGCTTCCCGC